TTGGAGGACAGGCGATCATACGCAGATACGATAGGCGAAATGAGGGTAAAGGCGTGGAATTTCAAGTAAACGTGAGGATCAAGATTTGCCCATTCTACCTTGAACGGAAAGCCGCCGAATGGGACATCAAAAAAACAAACTATTGTTCACGGTATATCTCGTCTATCGAATATATTAGAGAGGAAGATTCCGTATGTATAAGCGTAACCGCTCCAGATCATTTGTATCTGACAAATAATTATATTGTAACGCACAATACACTTGAGAGTATCGCCACAATCAACAAGGCCGGCGCTTTCCCCTGTCTCGTTATCTGCCCCAATACGGTCAAGATCAACTGGCAACGTGAATGGCACAAGTTCACGGACAAGAAAGCCATGGTATTGACCGATTCGGTACGAACCTCATGGCCATTCTTCTGGCAAACGGGCATGAACCATGTGTTCATCGTGAACTACGAGAGCCTACGGAAGTATTTCGTACGCCGAATCAACAAATCGGAGAAATGGACGCTGAAAGACGTAGAGTTCCATAATACGATCAAGTTGTTCAAGAGCGTGATCATTGACGAATCCCATAAGGTAAAATCAACGGCTACCCAACAAAGCAAGTTTTGCAAAGGTATCACCGCCGGGAAAGAGTGGATCATCCTGTTGACCGGTACCCCTGTCGTAAACAAGCCCAACGACCTTATATGCCAACTCGCTATCATGGACCGGATGAACGATCTCGGAGGCTGGAAATATTTCACGAACCGCTATTGCTCCGGGCCGCACGGGGCCTCGAACTTGAAAGAGCTCAATTTCATGCTCTGGAAGCATTGTTTCTTCCGGAGGGAAAAATCCAAGGTACTGACTCAATTACCCGACAAGGTACGGCAGATCGTGACCTGCGAGATCACCAACCGCAAGGAATACCAAGACGCCGAGCGTGACTTGGTGGATTATCTGAGACGATACAAGGAGGCCGACGATGAGAAGGTACAAAAATCGCTGAAAGGCGAGGTCATGGTACGAATCGGCATATTGAAGGACATAACGGCCCGGGGTAAGTTGAGAGAGGTGATCGATTTCGTGAAGGATTTTCGGGAGAACAGAAAGAAGATCATCCTCTTCTGCAACCTGCATGAGATCGTAGACCGGCTCCTACAGGCGTTTCCCTCGGCGGTGTGTGTCACCGGACGGCAAGATATGCAACAAAAGCAAGCGGCCATAGACGCTTTCCAACGGAATCCCAAGACGGACGTCATCATCTGCTCCATCAAGGCTGCTGCGGCGGGTATCACGTTGACAGCGTCAAGCAATGTCGCTTTTATCGAGCTACCGTGGACATACGCAGATTGCGACCAAGCCGAGAGCCGGGCGCATCGTATCGGTCAAAAGGACTCAGTAAATTGCTATTACCTGCTTGGCCGCAAGACCATCGACCAGAAGCTCTACAGGATCATCGAGGAGAAAAAGCATATAAGCAACGCCGTGCTTGGAGCGGAGGACAATATACAAACAAACATCGTCGATATGATGGCCCGGATATTCGACGAGACCGAGGAGGAGGAATAATCATGGCAGAGGAATACATAGGGATCAATCGCTTGAAAGAACGGGAGGACGCTAATAAATATCCACGAAGGAAATGCGTAAGATGTATCCGTTATCCATGCTTCTCCGGACAAGGAATAGGTACGCACGCCATTAATCTCGCCGCTTATGGATGTAAGGATTATAAAAGTCAAACAAGATTAAAGAATATGTCGCACAATGTAAACAAAGGAGGTTCAGATGCTTAAAATATCATTGTTAATAATCGGAATGATCTCGCTAATATTCATTCTCACGTCTGGAATATCGATCCAGTTCAAGCCATTCCATATATCCCTAGCTTATCCATACTTTGGAACAGGGATGGTATTGATAGCCATTGGTTTCGCCTTGTGCTTCGGCTCGGCTTACTATCATGGAATATCAAATCATGAATATAAAGATGGTTACAGCAAAGGATTCAACGCAGGTATTGAATACATTATCGATTGGGCTAAGAATAAAAAAGAAGGTTAAAGATAACATTTTTATAGCGAGAGATAAAGACTAACAAAGAGAATAAATAAAAAGGCAGCGCCTCACAGCGCCACCCCATTACAGCATGCAACAAATATATCAAATAAAGACAACTATGGCAAGTGAGGCATTGAATAAATATATTGAGAAACGTTACGACAGGTGGCTGGATTACGCTAAGTATCACTGCTCACTTGCCGGAATGAGTAGTGAAGCTATTGACGTATTGAACGAGGTAATGTGTATGCTACTTCAAAAGCCTCTGGAACACCTCTCCCGGCTTATGGAAGCCAAGCAAGGTAAATATACCGAACTTGACTGGTATATCCTGCAAATGATAAAGCTGAACGTTACCTCGGACACGTCTCCCTACCGACATAAATACAAGCCTATCCCGGTAGATGAGAATGTGGATTGGCGAAGACTGAACATTATTGATGAGCCCGATGATAGTATTGACCGTACCGAGTATATCCGGGAACGTATGCAGGATATCCGGGATATGGTCGACCTGTTAGGGTTGTCCGAAAAAGCCAAACGGATCTTCGCTTGGAAATTCTTCGCCGGAGAATCTTTCGCCGATTGGCCGGGGCCGGAAAGCCGGAAGGAGTTGTATGAGACCTATAAAAATGTTTTCAATGCGGTGATGGATAAGAAGGAAGGAAGATTACTGTTTTGATATTTGTAGACTCTAATTTTCAACTAATACAAACACGCGAGTAAACTATGGAAGAGCTTTTTCATTCGTCCCTAAGCTCACATGCTTGCATTAGTAAGAAGGTTAGAGATTTTACTAACGGCTGGGGGCTTCTTCCGCCCCCCCTTATAAAATGAAAACTAAAGAAACTCTAATTAATCGTCCAAACTTTTCCAGGCCTCTGAATATGAATAATCATCTCCTCTAAACATCTTATTATAAAAATTAAGAATAATCTGATCTTCGGTATCCATCGTTAAATATATTTCCTTTACAGCCGGAAAAACTTTCATATAATCACCAATAAAAATACTCAACAATGTCACACAGAACATAATTTCCATTTTTGCAAATTCTAAAAACTTGGGATTTTCCACATCAAACATAACTCCATAATTTCGTACAGAGATATAAGAAGGATGGGCATAAGTAGAAAAGTGTGTGTATATATTATCTAACAAAGAATGTTTCAAATTAAATAATTCAGGTATATTTTCCCACGAAATACCAGTCTCAACATTTTTTTCTTGGATATTTACTCGGTAACCTTTCCCATTTAATATTTTATCTATTTTTTTCTGATTTTCTAAGCTTAACTCCTTATACACTTGTGTACTTTTTATAAATGAGACATTTTCATCTATTTGTTTCTGTTCTTCATCTTTTTGCTCAATCAACTTAGAATCTGTTACACCTGAATATAATCTCGATTGATATCTTAATCCTTCATTCTGAAACAAATAATAAATAATATCCTTTTTTTCATCTGTATCAGGAACACAATATATTATTTCAAATGTACATAACATTTCAAATACAGCCCTAACTTGCATAGCAACAATTGTAGGATCAATAATCCTGTTTAAAGCAAAAGTTTCATGGCCATAACAATCCTCTCCCAATTTACAAGAAACAAAATCATCACACTTATAGTCTATTCCGTCAAGAAGTTGATTTATATACAGAGTCTTTGACAATAGCATCTGAAGAATTACTTTCAAATCAGCTTCTGACTGTTTGTGAATATCTTCATAATGATGTTTATTTACAACAACCATTAAAAAACGAGAAAACTTTTCGATCACAATTTTACAATCTTCTAATGTACTCAAACTCACTAACGAAGTACAATAATCTTTTAATTCCTTTTGATCCATGATATACCAACATTAAATTAATTTGCTAATATAGTATTAAATATTTATATTCAACATCTTTCAGTTATGTTTCGCAAGATTTTTAGCTACTGATTATGTAAGAAGACAGCCACTCTACTCTTACAAGTAAAGTGGCTTCACTAAACATTACAGTAACAAAACAAAGTTCATCTACGTTTCTTTATCAACCAAACAATCACATAACCAATACTAACTATCAAGAATCCAGATAAGATCCCTATCGCCCACCCTCCTACCTCAATCTTTATTTTCTCCCAACAAGATAGCTCTTTTTCCACAAGGACCGGAACCTCCACCTTACGATCCACGTAGATCTCTTTCGAAGGCAGAAATAATGTATCCCTAGGAACTCTCATGTTGGCAATCACGTTACCGAGACTATCCAAGGCGAACATAAGCTCAACATTCTTCGTGATCGCCATATCCAACCACCGGAGAACAACCTTGCCGTGCTCATCACACTCCATCAACGCACGTATGGAAGCGCTATCGGCTGGCATTGGGTAAGGTACCAACTTATCTATGTAGATCGAGTCGGTACGGTTCTCGATAGCGACAGGTTGAATCTTGGTTCGACACCCAAACAGGGAGAGGATACCTACCATTATTAATACAATGCATCTAGGTTTCATTATTATAAAAATTTGATTGTACCCGTATTTGGATGCCGCCCGGATACGAAAAAGGCGACTAAACCATGATGATGGGATAGCCGCCAAACTCTCCAATAAAATGTAAAGTTATATGCTATTTAGGAGGGTTCTTTTTTCTTAGACTCCTTAAATCCTTATCCAATTCTTTTATACTATTCAAATATTCTTGCTCCTTTTGAGCCTCTTTATATAAAGCATACTCGTTCTTTGCCTTTTTCTTAGCCAGTTCTTTTGATATTTTACCTAAATCAGTCAAGATGCTCTTACGGTTCATCGTTAAGATAATATTAAGGTTGTCTTCCCAATCTTTCATCCTCATCGGTATATGGTTGATAGCTTGGGCCTCTGCGAAAGATAGGTATTGCTCGACTATTAATTTCAAGTTGTCAAGCTCATCTTTCGTTAAGTAGTTCTTACCGATATTAATATCTGAAGACTTAACAATACCTTCTTTCTCCGTAGAGGTAAGTCCCATCATCGGTAACTTTGCGTTCGCCCTATAATAAATCAATTCCGCTGCTGTTTTTCCACTTACCGCCCAAAGAAGCTTGTTTTGTACGGACGCAAAGAAATCAAGTGTTGTCTGGTCATTTTTATCGTAGTCTATACTTAACATATAGATATCCTTGATTTGCTGGTAAAACACTCTTTCGGATATACGTATCGACCGAATTCGATCTAACAGTTCCTTGAAATAAGTCAACGACTGGCCTTTTATGAATCTATTATCATCAAGAACATAACCTTTTACCAAATATTCACGAAGTGTTTTTGTAGCCCAAATACGAAACTGGGTCGCACGTTTACTGTTAACTCTGTAACCGACGGCTATGACCATATCAAGATTGTAGAACGTCACTTCCTTCGTTTGAGTTTTCCCGTCAATAGCTCCATGCTCAGTGGTTATTGCATTTTTTGCAACAACCACTTTTTCTTCAAGCTCACCATCTTCAAAGATATTTTTAATATGCCTGCTTATTGTCGATACACTAACATCAAACAATTCGGACATTCCTTTTTGAGTCATCCAAATAGTTTCGTTAATGGCATCTATTTGCACTTTCACATCACCACTATCTGTATTAAAGATGACTATTTCACCTAAGTTTTTATTTTCTTCCATAACATATAACTTTCACATCACAAATGTAAAAATTATTTGTTATTGGCTATCCCATCCTGTCAAAGAACCCATTGTTAAAACCCTAATTCATCGGATATCATAACAAGCTCCACCCCGTTATCACATCCGACATATCAGCCTCTCTCCCATTCTCCACCTTGCTCATCCCGGCCACAATCCGGATCATTTGCTCACGATCATTTACATTGATCGGATCATCGGCAGGGATACCGGCGTAATCGGACACGGCCTTAATGTAGGCCTCCGTATCATTCTCGTTTTCCGGAGCCCATCTTCCTATCATCTTACGGATCGTATCCAGCTTATAGTTCCGGTAATAGTTAGACAGGATCTTGAAGATCGCCCTATACCCGTATGCCATCGATTTAAATTGCTTGAACTCTTTGTCTGAGCTTGTCTTCTCGCCTTGGAAGACATCGCTGTTCCTTCTGATGTTCCCGGGGTTGTTGTTTCTCAACCCTCTGGGCAGACTACTATTTCTCATTTTCCACTCCCCTTATTTATATAATCAACAACCGCTTTCGCTATCTCCTCCGGATCAGTCCGGTGCTTGGCGATCTCTCCGGCCAGCATCAACACTTGCTGGTAATCGCTTCTTACCTTGTCCTCGGCTTTCTCGAAGATGCTTTTTACCTCGATACAGCCCAGCCCTATCGCGCCGATCAATGTTATGACAGGGAAGATCGGGATATGATAGCCGTAGTAGCCATCAAGGTACCAAACACCTCCCATCTGCATGCAGTCAACTACAGTCAACGCTATGAGCAGGTTGTAATACCTCGCCAACTTGTCAACCGTCCGCTTGAAACCGTAGCTCGATCTCACCTCACCCCTTCGCTTTGCCTTCCTCACGCCGCTCCACAGATCAGCGCCTACGACCATGAACACCAGCATGTACAGCCCGAAGACTATCCACGCAACGATAAAAACTTCCTCAAATCCTTTCATCTCGTTTTCTTTTAATATATACGGGGGCTTTCATTTGCCCGCCCCCGATAAAGGCTTATATCCCGTTAAGCGATAGGATCTATTCCCTTTAGCTCGTTCCATCTATCTTGGTATTCCTCCCCGAAAAAAGGCTGGTCGAGTATCTTGGAATAAGAGCCGATCGTCTCGGCGGAGAACATCCCCTGCCGATCAAGGTAATCCACCCGCTGTTTCAGGTACCACAACTCATCGTCCGTGAAATCAAAGGACTTGACACCTGTCATGGCATCCGTTCCCTTGAACGAGATCGAATATTCTCCTCCGCCTAGCTCGGTGTATATCATGCTATCACGCTCTACGATTGATAACGCTATTTTCCCAGAGATAGAAATCTTCAAGCCAATATTCTTGCGTGTATCATACTGGGGTAATACGATATGAAGTATTATAGCCCTGTCTTTCAATGTCAAATTCATCTTCATCTTTTGTCGTATTTTTTTTGTTATTCTATATAAAGAAGTCCGGTAGCGGAGTCCCACTTAACATTATACCTCGTCCCGGAGGTGGATTCCGTATTTACCTGCGTCACCGATGGCATCAAGTCCAGCCTCAAGGTGGTCCTCCAAATTCCGGGAGAGTCGTTCGAGAAATATTTGGTGCCTACATGTATATCCCTAGAGCCGTGCTTACAATGTAAGAATGTCATGGAATCCTGTGTCGATGACTCACATTCTAGCTCAACCATGGTATCTACGTCATTAGCCGTAATTGCTTTTACCGTTATCGCATGCCTAGGTCCCTCCATCTTGGTATGTTGCAAGTCCCTTCGAATGTACAGGCATGCGGAATCGTCCCCATACTTATATCCTCCACTCAACTTATACGTCACGATTGAAGATCCATCTATTCCGATCTCACCTTTACCAGAATCTATATAAAACGAATGCTGATAGTTACCTTCCGTGCCATAAACGTTCGAGTTTATCTGGTTTTTTGATACGGTAAATCCTCCTATCGTCCCCCTCACGGCAGCCAAACTGGTAACGTAGAGGTTATCTACATCAATCTCCGAGGCAGCTATCTTCCGTGCCATCAGCAAATCGGTCGCCACGCTGGAGAAGTTCGCCCCGAAGGTGTCCCAGTAGGCGGAGCCGTTCCACGCCTTAGGGCTGACATCGATGAAGGTAGGCTCGTTATCATTCACCTTCGCCACGTAGTACTTGCGGGTGCCATCGCTTTGCTTTATAGATACAATATCCGTTATCAAGGAGCTACCGTTGTAGGTTATACCGTCACTGTAATCGCCACGGTAGGTGCAGCGGGGGCCACGATCGCCACGGGGCCCTTGCGCACCGTCCATCCCATCGATCCCGTCCCTTCCGTCCGATCCGTTCGCTCCAGGCTTGCCGTCCTCGCCCTTCACGACCAGCTCTTTCCAGAACCTAGTGTTCGCAGGATCGGTGCCGGGAGTGGTCTGGGATATACACTTATACACGTTACCATCGTAAGATACCTTGTCGCCGGGGTAATAGACGGACTTATCGGAGTAAGCGCCCCGATCCACCTCCGGATAGTCGATCTCGCCGGAGGGCGATTGGTAGATACTGCCTTTCAACACGAGACCGTCTCGCTGGTCATATGAGAGGAAAGCGTTCTCATCGCCGATCCGGAACGCCTTGGAGAGCATGTCCCAGTATTGCGTGCCGTCCGTGTTGATGATCTTGTTCAGCCGCATCCAGCCCGGGCCGATCTCGCTGAAGCCGTAAAGCGTGGAGAAACTGCGCTGGCCGTCCACCTCTGTACTCAAGGCCCCGCAAAGGAGATTGTAATACGAGCCGTCATCCAAGTCCCTCGGCTCCTTGCTGAGAAGGAAAGAGCCGGACGATCCCGACTTGGCGCAGCGGGCGTACAGGTACATGGCTTCCATATCATCACCTAGATAGGGAGACGTATAAGCCGCCACGTTCCAATACCTGTACTCCGTCACCTTGTGGGAGGGGGCGAGCGAGTCTATCCCCAACGTCATGTGCTGCAAGATTCCGGAGGGGGTGGCAAGCGTACGTTTCCGCTGGTCATACGTGAAGGCGTGATCCACCTCGGTGACCGCCTGTCCGTCCTCCGTGGGAATACGGTTGACGAAACGGAACTGCAACGACTCATGTCCCACCAATACCGACATGGTGCGAAGCCACGACATCGCCTGCCCCTTGCCGTAATCCTTGAACGCTCTCTCCAGCATCCCCTGCATCTCCACCGCGTCACGCCAACGGCGAAGGGTGAACGATACGGCCTGCTTGTGTCGTGTCTCGTTCGTCACCTCCTCGCTCTCCAGCTTGCCCAGCTCATCGGACAGGAAACCGCCTACCGGCGTGTTGGATAGCTCAAGCTCCGGGCTGTGGGGCCTGTTGATGTAATCCCTCACCCCGGTGATCCGGATCAGGATGCCGTCCGGCTGGAATTGCGGGTCGCTGAAATCGACATAACCGCCGGGGACCAGCTTGGCGCCGATCGCCAGCCAATTCTTCTTGGCCCATATGCCGTCCAGCTCTCCGCTGAACGTGAATTGCCGCT